AATGCACATCTCGTGACACGACTTAGGAGAACCACATGGTCACCAACATCAACCCGCAGGATCTGACGGGCAAGCGCAAGGCCGAACTCGCCGCCAAGTTCGCGGAGGAGCAGAAGGAGGCCGCGAAGCGGTCGTCCATGATCACCGCGCAGGCCTCCGAGGTCAGCGACGAGGTCGTCGATCTCTCCGGTGACGACTCCGTCCTCTCCCCGGAGGACGTCGAGGTCAGGGTCCCCAAGAAGGAACTGCGCGTCAACACCCTGCTGGAGAACGTCACCATCGGCTGGGGGACGAACTACACCTTCGAGCCGAACCAGAAGTACAAGGTGACCAAGGACGTCTACGACTACCTCGACGAGAAGGGCTTCGTCTGGCACTGAGCCGGGCTGAGCAAGGAGCGAACCCATGACACTGTCCCCTGACACCACCCTCGCAGAGGTCATCGACAAGGTGACCCTGCGGGGCACGTCTACGACCTATCTCGGGTTGCTCGTCGCCGACATCTCGTCCACCGACACCATGGCGACGATGCAGGAGTACGTCGGCGCGGGCTACGCGCGGCTGACGGCTGCGTGGGGTGCCCCGGCCGTCCCCAGCGGTGGCACCGACATCGTCTCCTCGAACACGAGCGCGGTGACGTTCACCTTCACGGCCGACGGAACGCAGACGATCTACCACGTCGTCCTCGTGACGGTGCAGACGGGCACGAGCGGCACGATCCGCCGCGTCTTCCCCATCGGTACGCCCTTCATCCCCAAGGCAGGCGACACCTTCACCATCAACATCGGTGACCTCGTCGTAGGAGCCGCGTGACCATTCTGAGTGAGGCCATCGCGAAGGTTCGGCGTGGGCTGGGAGACGAGAGTCAACCGTTCACGTCGACCTTCGTCGGCCTTGGCACGGACAACGGCCGCTGGGATCTCACGGAGACCCGGATCACGGCCGTTACTGTGCTGCACCTGAGCGGGGGAGTGACGACCCCCCTCGTGGACGTGACCGACTACGAGGTGGACGCCGTCGACGGCACCCTGTTCGTCAAGAAGAACGGGCTCGTCCCGCTGCCCACCGGCGACACCCTCATCGTCTCGGGCACGTCCGCCGGGATGTTCCTCGACAGCGAGATCGAGGAGTACGTCAACGAGGCCTTCACCCGGCACACCAGCGGGCGCTCGACCCGAGAGCGCATCCGCGATCAGGGTGGCTTCATCAAGTACATCGAGCGCGACATGACGCTGGACGACCTGCCCGAGGCCGAGGTGCCTCTGGTGGCCATGCTCGCCACCATCGAGTCGCTGTGGGACCTGTCCACGGACGCCTCCCTCGACGTCGACATCCACACCGCCGACGGCACGTCCATCCCGCGCTCCCAGCGCTACGCCCAGATCCGCAACCAGATCGCGGTGCTGGAGGAGCGCTACAACGACCTGTGCGCCCAGTTGAACGTCGGCCTGCACCGGGTCGAGACCCTCAACCTGCGTCGCACCTCGCGCCAGACCGGTCGCCTTGTGCCCGTGTGGGAGTCGCGTGAGTACGACGACACCATGCCCGCTCGCCGGATCCTGCCGCCCATCGACAACCGCAACGCGGACGAGAGCGACATCCCCTCCAGCCTGAACGCGGGCTGGGGCTGGTAATGCCTGCCAACGAGTGGGGCGAGGTCGCGGGGCCCTACATCCCTGCCAACACCGTCACGGTCCCCAACCGGCTCGACTTCCGTCGCGGCCGGTTCTCCGTCGACTACGAGACCAACCAGATCAACGCCGCGCTGCGCGGGAAGCAGGCCGTCTCCGGGGACTACGTCGACTACTACCGCTTCAGCCACGAGGACTCGGTCGAGGACGACGTCTACGACGAGGGCTCCGGCGTCGGGCGCGTCTACCACGGTCCCATCGACCTGCCCTGCCAGCACGTGCTGCACACCGCAGGATCGCGCGAGCAGCGGGACGGGGGCCTCTACTACAACGACGGCCTGCACGTCACCCTGAGCATCGACTCCCTCGACAAGGCCGGGCTGACCCGCACCGACGTGGAGTCCCAGCGCTACCTGCTCGACCGCATCGTCTACGACAACAAGGTCTTCAAGGTGCTCAGCGTCGGCGTGCTTGGCCAGATCCAGCGACGCGACATCATCTTCACCATCGACGCGGACCAGATCCGTCCCGACGAACTCGTCGGCGACGCGCAGTTCGCGCGATTCTCCGCCTGACCGGGCGTTATCTTCCGGTTCCCCGGAATCCGTATCCTAGGGAACAGCAGATATCACAACTTCCCATACCGGTCAAGCGAGGCGACGTGTCTGATTTCCAGCATGCGCGCGCGAGTGTCATAACTGACGCCGCGCGAGGTCGCGCTACCGGTATGAAGGTCGCCTGATGTTCGGGCTCGTCGAGGACGGGGCCCTGAAGGCGAAACTGCAGGGCATCACGGTTGACGACGTGAACGCCCCCGCCGGTGGTCGTCGGGTCGACGTCAAGTTCGCCTCCCCGGAGATGGAACTGTCGAAGTTGACCTACCCCTGCATCCTCATCACCGCCCAGCAGATGGAGCGCGCCTCTGACCGCGAGCACCGAGGCCACGCCGCACTGACCTACTACCCCGAGGGAAACCCTTCCGGGGACAGTGCCCGGCTGGACCCGACGAACGCACCCAAGGTGGAGTTCCCCGTCCCCATGGACGTCGTCTACCAGATCGTCGTGGCGGCACGCAGGCATTCCCACCGGACGCAGATCGTCAACACGCTGGCCGGTCAGGACTACCTGCCGCAGCGCTTCGGCTTCCTCACGGTCGACAACGACTTCACCGTCCGCAGCCTGTTCCTCGACGGCGGTCCGGAGTTCTCCAACGCCGCCACGGATGAAGACGGAAAGCGCCTGCTCTCGGCCCACTACGTCGTCCGCATCCCCACCGAGATCCCGCCGGAGATCGCTTCGGCAGCCCCGGTCACTGACGTCGCCATCGACGCGGCGCTGATGTAACCGGTTCGCAACCCACGAGACACCTCAAACCCAAGGAGTACCCATGGCTTTCCCACTGAGGCCCGGAGTCACGATCAACGAGTCGCTCACGCCGCTCGCCAAGGTCGACACCTCCTCCGGCCGTCCCTCGGCGGTCTTCGTCGGCCTCAACGCCGCCGGTGGCCCGACTGACCCGACGGTCGTCACGTCGTGGGCCCAGTTCCTCTCGCTCTTCGGTGGCTTCGGCTCCGGCGGCGACCTGCTGCCCTTCTCGGTCTTCGAGTTCTTCAACAACGGCGGTGGCGCGTGCTACGTCATCCGCGCGGTCAACGCCAACGCGGCCGTGGCCACGAAGAACTTCGCCGACACCGAGGGCGTCCCGACGAACACCCTCACCATCTCCGCCAAGGCTGCGGGCACCTACGGCAACTCGATCACGGTCGACATCGCTGCGGGCACCTCGTCCTCGACGGTCAACGTCACCATCACCAACACGAAGACCGGTCTCGCCGAGGCCTACAACGACGTCACGCTGGACCCGGTGTCCTCGCGGAACCTCGTCAGCGTCATCAACGGTGCGTCCGCGCTCGTCACGGCCACGGCCACGCTCCCGGCCGGGGCCTTCCTCGCCACCTACAACCCGGCGGTCGCTGCCGGGGTCTCGCTCGCCGCCGGTACCGACGGCACGGGCACCCCCGACCTCGTCGCGGCGGCGCAGAAGATCTCGAACATCCCGGGCACGTACGACGTGAACCTGCCGGGTGTCAACGACTCCACCACGGTGAACGCGCTGAGCACGTGGGCCTCGACGCAGAACAACGTCTTCATCGTCGTCGACGGCGTGAAGGGCGCGGCCTCCGACACCGCCGCCACCAACCAGACGGCCCAGACGGCTCTCGTGTCCGGTTTCACCGCCTCCAGCGCCGTCGCGGTCTACGGCCCGTGGCTGCAGGCAGTCGACCCGCTGGGTGCCATCGCCTCGTCCCCGCGACTGCTGCCCCCGGGCGGCTTCGTCCTCGGTCAGTACGCCCGCACCGACGCGACCCGTGGCGTCCAGAAGGTGGCTGCCGGTATCGACACGA